CCGTTGCCAGCAACAGTCATTCTCACAGTGTTTGATGTTCCTAGCGTTACTGGATGGGCACCAACAGTGAGTATATTTAGCGAACTCGCGCCACCGTAGGCAGACACACCGCTACCAGCACGATAGATACCTGCCTGATCATCAAAGAGTTGAAGCGTCGAATATCCATCTGTTGCCGTATTTGTTATTCTTGTCGCATAGTTACTTGCTGCTCCAGCACCAGAAATGTGTAATGGCGTTGCAGGTGAAACAGTACCCACGCCAACCCGATTGTTTACCGCGTCAACCACAAGCGTAGTAGTGTCAACGGTCAGGCTATCCATCGCAGGACTTTCCAGAGCCACCGCGCCAGTAGACACATCCTTTAGGTCGGCCATAACCTCCCGGATGGCATTATTTATCCCCGCCGGGCTACATCCTTCAGAGATGTCGATACTCTGGATGTCCGAATTTGAGGAATTTACATTACTGTAATCGCGGATAGAATTTTTGGCCATTCTGTTCTCCTAAAGGCGCATGCCTATTTATACCATAAATCTAGCGCACGCGCACCGCACGGCCATCAGATGTCTTGGCAAACGTGACAGGGTTGCCCTGACGATCCGTCACAGTCTCGTAACCGACGATGTTGCCGCCAGCCGCCATATTTTCGATTGATCCCGCTTGGGCGGAGCTGATGGGGTTTAGGCCGCTTGCGATCTGCGGCCCGATTTGCTGTCCTGTCGAATAAAGCAGGCCACGCGGAACCGCGCCACTTGTTGCTCTGCCAATTCCGCCAGCTACCCTAGACGCAAGTGAAGGCATCCTTGGCTGCTGCGGCAACACAGGCCCGCGAGCTAACGCGCGGCCACCTAACCCTCTGGCTTGTTGCACCTTGCTAATTGCTGCGGCACGCGCTGCTGGGTCAGTTGAGAAAAGCAGTTCTCCGAGCTGTTTGCTTGTGCGTGGGCCTATGCCCATCGCAGCAGATTCTAGCATTGGGCCGACGCTTTGAGCAACGCCACCGACTAAGCCGCCCTGCTTTGCCCCCTCAACAGCCCTTCTTGCCATTGTCAGGTCTTCAGCAGCAGCCTTGGCTGACTCCGCTGATGTTTGGAATGTCTGAGATCCGCCCAATGTGCGGTTGCGTGTGGCGGCCATTTGGCTCTCTTTTGCCAAAGCTTCCTCAAGCGGCGCAATGTTTTCGGCTGGGAAAGCCTCTTTAAGTTGTCTTAATTGGCGCTGATTGCCTGCAATCCGAGCCGCAAAGTCAGCGCCACTTTTAGCACCCTCAATGTCGTCTCTTATTGACTGAGCCATCCCAACACGGAAGTTGTGCATTTCATCTGCGCCAAAGCCCTTTGTTGCGTCGGCAATTTCGCCCTCGCTTCTCATCGTCTTGAATTTGCGCCCAAGGTTTAAAGCCTCTTGGCGCGACATAGCGTCTGAATATAAACCACGCGCCTGCCTGAAATCATCGTTGGCCTTATCAAGGATGTTCACTAATTCTTCTCTTGTCTTAGCTATAGCGCCGCCCATCATGCCATCGCCAGAGTTATATGCAGCAGACGTTCTGGCGCGAAGCCTGCGCTGCACATAATCAAGACCCTTCATGTCAATATTTTGTAGGGTTGTGCCAGAAAATTTTTCGCCATTTTCTGCTGCCAAAGCCTTGGCCTCAGCAATAATCCCCTTCATAGATGGCCGAGAAAATACTGGCTTTAATTGATTCCTAAGCGCCTCGGTGATCTCAAAGGCGTTTGACTTGTTGTAAGCCTGAGATGCGCCAGCGCTTTTAATTTGATCTATGCCAGCCTTCGCATCAAGCGCAGTCTGTTTTGGCACGCCTGCGCTGACCAAGTCCTGCTCAATGCGCTTTGCCGCACCCTCTATGGCGTCATCACCAAATTGGCGCACATTGAGACTTTCAGCAAGCTCGGCACCTTTGCCCGGTGATTGTGCCACAAGCCGCGCAAGCGACTGCACGCCCCTGCTGCTTATATCCGCAAGAGCCATTGGCTTGGGGTCTCTCTTGAGAGCCTCTAAAGCGTCTCCAGTTATGCCAGCCTCTTTAAGCCGCCTAGCAACCATTCGGGCAGCGCGAACACTAGGCTCGGCAATGCCAGCCTCAGCTAGGCGTCCGGCAGTTCTAACTACTGGCGCAGCAATCTTTCCAGCTACCGGCACGGCTGCGGCTGCAACCGGCGCTAAGACAGCGCCTGCGACTCCATATTCCCCAGCTTTTCCTATTCTGCTTTCTGTGTCTGTGCCTGCACCTGCACCCGCGATTGCGCCCATACCAGCGCCAGCGCCAGATGTACGCATAAGTTTTGACAGCAGGCTTGCGCCCTTTGCTGCTTGGCCTATGGCTGCGCCGGGTACTAGCACGCCACCAGCTATCTCAGACGCAATGGCGGCGGCAGGGTTTTTGCGGCGGAACGCCTCCTCAAGTAGGCGCTGCCTTGAAAGCTCTTTCCGGTAATCCTTGCCTGCTGCATCATCAGTGAAGCTGCCAATAAATGATTTTGGCTCAGACAATGCGGCCACAATTTCATCTCTAAAATTAAACAACATGCCTGTCATAAAGGCACGCCCACTACCGTCAATGGCATCTTGAATAACAGCCTGATCAACAAACTCGTTCTGCTCTTTTGGGGAGAGCTTGAAGAAGTTGTCGTCTACCTCGATTTTGCCGAGGTCTTTGATTTCAATCATTGCCATCAGTTTACAACGCTCCAAGTATTTCCGCCGGTTGTGGTATTACCGCTTGCCGCCGGAGCGCCAGAACCTGATTGACCGCCGCCTATCTTACTCCAGTCAAACCCGCTATATGGGCTTAATTTCATTTTCTGAGATTTAACAATCGGCTGGTTGTTGTAGAAATTTATACTAGCCAAATACTGATCATAAAAAGCATCTCTAAACTGCTTCAGGCGCGGCAAGGCAATTTCTTTTCTTATGTTGTCAAAACTGCCAGCCAAAACTTGGCGAGCCATTTCTTGTTCAAACTCTGTCATAACGCCAGGGCCAAACAACTCAAGGCGTGCAGCTCCGACTAACTGTGTCAGCGTGCCTGATTGCAAAGCATCAATAATTTCTTGCTCCGAATAGTCACTGCTATTTGAAAAGTTTTTAATCTTGGTTGATAAGCTTGTTTTTAACCTGTCGAAGTAACCTTGCGAACCAGCCTCAATTTGAGTGGCAAATCTGTCAATTATTTTTAATGTTCTTTCTGGGGCTAAAATTTCATCTTTTTTGTGCTGTTGGACACCCTTATAATCAAGCGTGGTATATGGATCAACAATGGTCAATTTTGTTGGGTCTAGCTTTTTGTCGGTAGACGCGGCACCTGCTTCATACAAAGAACCGTCCTTGCCTAGAACAGCTTGGATAATTCTTCCGTCTTCAGTCATGTACCTACCAGCCTCTGACTTAATCTCAACAGACGTGTCAGCACCAGCTCCACTATTCAGCCTCTCAACGCGGCCATCAGGGAAAACTCTGTAAATGTCTTTTCCGGCGACTTGTATCTTTGGTGCCTGCGCCGCTTTCTGAGCCGCAATGCGATCCTCAGCGGCTCCGTAAGCCTGCATCCCAGCAGTGCCCATACGCCCCAAAACCTGACCTAGTGAGACCGGACGGTCTTGGTAGCCTGAAGCCTCAAAGCCAGCGGCGGCGGCTCCCAACATACCTTGCGTGCTTGGCTGCATCAGTTTCTGACCAAATGTAGTCTGTGCTGGTGCGCCGCCGCCCTGAGGCATTGTGGGCGCACCAGGCTTAGGTATCCCACCTGCGCCACCAGTTGGCAGACCAACCTGACCAGCGCCCGGCGTCAGCTTTGACATAGCCACGCGGTTAGCAATTGCCTGCATCTGAGGGGATAGCTTAGGCATAGTTGGCATAGCGCTCGGCGGTTGAGGGCGACGCAAAGCCATTGGCGGTGTATCGCCGTAAGGTGTTTGATACTGGCGCGTTATTTTAGAGCGGCTATACGGAGCCGCCTGCTGCTGCTGCTGCAACAACCGTAAAAATGTTTCTGTGCCTACACTCATGCCTAACCCCTAACCCAAAAGACCAGCCAAGGCACCAAGTCCAGCGCCCATACCGCCACCCATACCGGGTATCATTCCAGCGAGCTTCGCCCCGCCCAGTGCGCCGCTGAGGACGTTGCCTGCGGTATTGCGGAACACTGGCTGCGTGCTTTGCCCGCCAATCGTACCGCCCTGAACAGTCGCCATATAGTTTGCCAGCGACATAAGGGGCTGCTGCTGTTCCATATTAAAGCGCTCAATGTCAGCCTGCAATTCCGCTTGAGACTGAGCCTCGCGCGCACCGCCGACGGCACCCAATTTCGCCAAGTCGGCGTAATCAAGCTCTGCCATACCAGGCGCAGCCGCTGCCGCGCCAAGGCGTCTTTGTATATCTGCTGAACTAAGCTGCCCAAGCGCACCCATACCGCGAAGCTGGCTTCCGTATTGAGCCTCTTGCAGCGCCGCAAGATTTTGTTGAGCCGCAAGCTGGTTTGCCCGCTCTGAGGCGTAATCTCGGTAAGCTATGTCACCAGCGACGCGGCTCATAGCATCTGCTGCTGCTCTCTGGCCGTATGCGCTGCCATAACGCCCAGCCATACTTTGTTCCGCCTGCATACGCTCCTCAACAGGGTCTAACGCACGCTCAATAGCTCCGCTAAGGCCGGGTGACCCGCCAAGGAAGTCACCGCGAGCCGTCTGGCGCATCATGCCGATTGATTCACCTAGATTAGCGCCACCGGCTAATCCCTGAGCGTATGGCATAGCTAAGTTTTGCAGCTCTCCTGCCATCGCCTGACCTGTTAAGGACTGCGCCCCAGATACAAGCGGGGAGCCGCCCAAGGCGCGCTCACGCGTCGCAGAAAGAGCCATTTCGGATTCAGGTGAAAACCCAATAGTGGTCGGGCCTCTGTAATACTCAGGCTGCTGACCATATAATTCTTTAGCCTCAGACAGGCCGTACTCTAAAAATGGCTGCGCGTATTCTGGTGCCGCAGTTGTCTGGACGATTTGTCTGGTGTCTCCACCCCCGCCTTTACTCATCTCTCAAATCCTTTGTTAGAACCACAGACGTGGCTTTGTAATCCTTGAGCTTTCGTTTCCAGCCCATCCGACCGTTAATTTCCATCGCATCACATCCCTGAGCCTTAGCCCAAACCGCAATAGACTTCTCAGCTTGCATTAGCTCGTCCAAGTCTCCACCGGCCAGCCAGATACGACAAACGGTCAGGCTTGGGTAGTCCACAACCTCAGTTATAATACACGACTTTTCCAGTGGATGTAACTGTGCCTCGCCAACAACGCAGGCAAGGTAAACGTCGTCTATTGAGTGCGTGCCGCCGGAGTATTCGAGGGCGTCCGCAATGTACTTGCGGTTTTTCTCAAACCTTTCCTTCAGCTTGTCTTCAGCCGATAATAAGGTAGGCAAATCGTGCATCGTGTCCCTGATTGTCAAAGTTAATAACCATAGTTCCGTCTGCGCTGGCGCTGTCAATCCAAGGATTGTGATGGTAAGGGCTATGGTCTACTGCTGCAAAAAACACAAGACTAGACGTTGAATATCTAGGCTCACTTGTTGTTACCTGCGTTGAGTTAGCAGGCAAAGTTACATACCCAATACTGTTTAAACCGCCATTAATCGTGCGGTTTAGCAACTCAGCGATTTCTCGCGTTGTCGCTGTAATCGGGTTTAGTACCCTAAAGTTTGTGGTGCGTTCGGTAGTAGTCATCGCCTGCCAACCTTCTTGGCCTCAATATCCAGCCCTTGCGCGTATGACCATTGACCAGTTAAAACCATTTTAGCCCTGTGATAGCGGTCTTGCGCCCTAAACGGCACAAACCCAGCGTCGTTAACGCTGCCAGCCGCCGTATATGCCACCGTGTCTGTGTGTTTGCCCCTAAGCCCTATAGCTACCGTAACAGTGCCATCCTCGTGATAGGGGTAGGCTCTTGTCACGATTGTGTGGTTTCCTGTGGCAATGCCTGTCTCGCCAGTGATAACCGTGCCTTCTAGCGGGTCTCCAGAAAACGAATGAATCTTATCACCAAGCGCACCGCCAAACAAATACTGACCGCCCTTATACAAAGCGCTATCAAGTGAAGCTGGCAAAGCTTCAAGGGAGCCGGAAATTTGGTCTAGATTCTCTAGCGTGTAGGCGGCGGTGAAGAACGGTGCCACAAGGTCTGCACGAACTGTCGCGTATGACCACCTGTTTAAAGCATAGTTGTAAATAAGCAGACGATCGGGCGTACTGTCGATTGCGCTGTTACTGACATATGACCAGATAGCTAACTGGTTTTGCGGGTCAACCACTGACGTCATCTTGTCTTTGTAACCAAAGTTAAAGTCATCAAAGAACCAGCGGTTTATCTTTTCAGCGCCAATTGGTTGTGAGCGCGAGCCGTCAAAAGAATAAAAACCGTCGTCTGACAAATAGAACACCGTATGCCCAATATTACAAACAGAGCCAGCCACCTGACAGCCGCGAGCAGTCTCGACTTTATCGAACTGCCAGATTAGCGGTGGGCCTGTGTAAGTGGCGCGAACAATAGCGCGTTCCATCAATACAGTCGCATATTCACCGCCCACTAAGCCGGTAATCGCACCAGCGTCAGGAATGTCCTGGAAATCAGACTGATCAGTACCAACCGTCCAAGACGTTGTGTCGTTAAATCCAGACCAGTAACACCGATACGGCACGCGGCCAGAGCCTGTGTCCAGATTGGCAACCCAAACAAAGTCACGCACAACAGCAATGAAGTCGCCCTTTGGTGCGCTTGCTGACAAGACGCTAAATGCGCTGTCAGTAGACACATTGAACTTTTGCAGGCTTTCACCAATACCACCAGCGGCAATAACTTCTTCGCCAAATTTAACAAAACGCCAACGCTCAGATGAGAGCAGTGAATACCCGCCAACCGCGCTGACGTCGTCAAGAGTTGATCCTACTTGGTTAAATAGATACAGCTTGCCGCTATCACCAGCGAAAAGCCGCACGCCGCCAGATGAGTTCTTGGCCGAAAAAACATTCAAAAGAGTATTATCTGCGCTGTCAGAGTAAGCCACAAACTCGCCCAAACTACGATAACCGTTATAGGCGGGCACCACATTATGCGCGTCGATAACACCAGCATTTAAGTAATCTGGCTGATCTGGTAGCCACTCACCAAAAGTAATCATTGACTTAACCAAACTCCTGTTGCGCCAGACGTTACGGTCGACCAGACAGCCGGTGTGTCTGTAGTATCAGTCCACGTCGCCGCCGTATCTGCCTCGTCTACCCAAGCCTCGCCTAATATCTCGCCCGCGATTGTACCACTCACGGCGACATTTGCCGACCCCGACATCGCAAACGTGCCGACAGGCGCTGAGGTTGTTGTTACCGCTGCGGTGGCTTGACCGTCAACCCTAATAACAACAAACGCCTGAGCCGTCGCATTAAACGCAATCCCCGCAGCGCCGCCGTAGGATGCGATAAAGATTGCGTTAGCCGTAACACCGGCAGCACCAGTGACCGAGGCTGACATACTCTGTATGCGATTTACCGTGCCGGTAGATGTAACAGCAACAGACGCAGCGCCATCGAAATGCTGAACGCGCTGAGGCGTGGCCGTGGCTGATGCAGAAACGTTAACGCTCGCGTCGAACTCAATAGCGAATAACACAGCGCCGGTAGCGTTGATAGCCACTGACGCGGAGCCGTCCGTGACAAGAACGCAAAGCCGGTCGCCATTGTCTAGCTGGTCTAGCGTGTAGCCAAAATTGTCTAGCTGCTCTAGCGTACCCCACGCGTCTAGTTGCTCTAACGTGGGGTTACACCACGGCAGGGCGTCAAGGCTGTCCAGAGACGCTGGCAGCGCGTCAATGCTGCCAGTTAACTGTTCAAGCTGTGGGGTGTTAGTTGCCATCTACCCGCCTCTAAGCTGCGGTGATGTCTAAGTCACCTGTCGGTATTTTCAAGATGTCGCCTGACGCGATTGTTTTGGCAGTGGTAAATGCGCCGTGAATTAGCAGGTTGCCAGCACTAGCCGCATCAAAGATGCCAAAATGCGAAACCAAACCCCAAGAGCCAGTCGCCGCGTTAAACTCAATCGCCGCGCTGTTTGAGGTTGTACCAGACGCTGCGGCAGTAAACGCTGCACTCTCACGCGCATAGTTATTGCCGGTTAGCTCCGCGCCACTGTTGTCGTCATTGAAAGACGCAGTGGCCAGCCCAACGTAAACAGTAGACGGCATAGTGTATGCGCCGGTTCCAAGGATATGGTCGAGAATTTCATTCTCAAGGTAATCTGACATTGCACTCATAATTTAAGTCCCCGCAGCTTGCGATTGGCGTTGATAAATACTACTGATTTGGAGGCTCCCGGTTCCGTAATTGGCACGCTGATTGTCAATCTTGATCTGTGCCAGAGCCTTGTCAAATCGAGCCATATACTGAGACGCCCTAGTCTCATCAAGCAGGTAGGCGTAAGCCTCAGCAAGGGAGCCATAAAGATAAGCGTCGGGTGACCGGCTCAAGATTGTGTTTGTCAAGTTAGACGCAGACAAAGCCTCGATAGAACCTATGTAGACGATTTCCATCTCGTAGGTTGCGTCAGGCACTGGCCGTAACTTTATTTCGTCGCCCACAATGCTGTAGCCCTTCGGCTTGCCGCCGCCCTCTGACGCATACTGCTCGTCCAGCGCGACAGGGCTGTAGTATCTCAGCACGGTCAGCGGTGATGTGTTTAGCTTTACCTCTCTGACCTCTCTTAGGTCAGTTGGCAAGCTTAGATATTCATTGCCCGACACAGTGCTTGCAATCGCCCTTTTTTCCTGACTGCGTGTCTCCAGCTCTCGGCTCATAGTAGCCTCGGCCAGCGCAATAAAGTCTGGAATTTGTGCGGTTAAATCATCACGCGCCAAGAAATTAGCTATGGATGTCTGCAAATCTGTGTAGGTCGCAATTGCCATTAGATGTTACCGCCGCCTGTCCTGAAGTCTCGGTTCTCACTATTATTCAACCAAGCCTTCCAGCCTTTTGGATTTTGGGCAGGCGGGCCTAGTGTCTCTAGCAGGTGATTATACACGACATTTGGTATTTCCGCCACATGCTGTATATGACGC